TTACGTTTCTGTTCGTAAAAGCAATCCACGCATCGGTAGGGTCGTCAGGTACGCGAAAAGCCCGACGCAGAACACTAACCTGTCCAGTCAAATCAATATCAAGAGAAGGAGTACGAAACCCACGAAGCTCCCCATTCAGAAGCTTGGTGTTACGGGCAGCCGTAGCATTCATCGGACCTAGAAGCCGATCGGATACGCGGGGGACTAACCCTTGGAAACCCTCCAGTTTTATTGCCGCCATTTCATAAACCTAAACTACTGTAACAGTGGCCTTATAGTATCCTGTGGCCAGAATATTTGCACCCTCACTGTCTGAGGCTACCTCCACTTTAACTGTTCCAGTCGTTGCCCCCAGTTGGACTCGTATCCAAGTCCAGCCTCGACCCCCATAGGGATCAGGATCATCTGGTATAAGTGACTGCCAGTTACCTAAAACGCCACTGAACGGATTAGTGCCAGCTACAAGTGTTGCTCGAACCCAATATGTAGGGTCGAAATCGTGAGGGTTTACCCAATCCGTCTCGGGATTGATTTTGATGAAATCTACATTCCCTGCATCGGAAAAATCGTAAACGAGCGACATCATGTAGCCCTTTTCACGGGCATTGGCGCCGGTTGTTACAATTAAGAAGAACGATGCAGCGGCATCTTCGGGATCTGTAGATTCGTGATTTATCTCTATTGGGGAACCTTCCGACCCATGCAGAAAAACCCCTTCACTTGGGATCAAGATATTGGTGAATCCGAGTAATGGCATTACGCCCAGTCCGTCGCAAATGCCCCATACCATGTGGTGCCTGCGTCATCAGTCCACAAGTCGATGAAGTCAACCTCGCCTGCACCTGTACTCAAAACTGGCGCTGTTCCAGTGTTAGCCCACTTCACAGATGCGGGCCAAGTAATAAGTTGCCCGCCCGCTCCTTGAGTGATCTTCAACCGCATCGCACCGTATAACGTGTCGGCGGGTGGATTGATAATGCTGAAGGCACTAATGTCCACAGCTAAGGCCAGTTCAACATACTGCCCTGCTTCATAGTCAAGGGCTGTAGTTGTCGTCGCAGTTACAGCCTGCCGCGTTACTGCAAAGTCGTTCAGTAGTGGGCGGTCCACCGTGTTGTCGTTCATCTTCAGGTCGCCATTGGCGATGTCTATATCGACGCCATCAAAACTGAGGACGGCAGTGCCGACGAAGGTAACTTTTACATCATCGCCGTCGTGGACAAACTGCATGTAATCAGCATCGGTAGCATCGTAGATACGCAGATACCCGCCAGCGCCTTTACCAATTTGAACACCGACAGTTGCAGAGACGAGATCAATCACCCCTGCTGTGTCAAGCAAGGCGATAATGTCATCAGTATCCACGACTATATCCGCACCACCTGCAGTAGCTCGAACGCCACTGGCTGCGGGAACAACAAGTTCATTGTTCGTCTGGCCAAGTGTGCCGCGAATGGACATGCCGACTGATTGGCCGCCTGTAATTACGGTCGTGCCCGTCAATTCAGCATTCTGAATCTCGTTGGTGGCCATGTTGAGATTACCAGACATCGAGTCACCAGTAACCTGAACAAATTCTTCCAGCACGGCTGCCGTTAAACGAATTTCAACACGTGTCACGGTGAGAGTAAATGCTTGGCCAACAGTGCCATCCTGGCCGCGTACAACCGTAAGCAGATCAGTTGTCCTGCTTGTGCATTTGCATATCTCAACGTTACCGGAGTCGTCTTCCAGCGTCAGCATAAAATATTGAGCGCCTGTAGGCGATGGGAAATTAACACCGAAACCACCAGCGACCTGTATGACCAGTTCACTGTTGTTGATCGACGCGGCGAGTAATGCGCTCGCGTTATTGGTAAAGATTACATCAGCCATTGCCGCCTAGCCTCCTAACTTGCCAGCCTCTGGGGTATGCCCAGTTCTGGGCATTGTTAAAACCCTGCTTCCTCTGCGCCATATAGTATCCGATTGCACGCTTGAAAATCATTCTGTGATCTCCAGCAAGGGCGGGGGCCGAGTAAGGCTTGTTGGGGTGTTTGTACACACGTGCGAGATACCCGTCCACGAGTGCATCGTAATACTTAAGTGTGATCTGTCGGGGCAGTGCAGTGGCAGCGAAGGCGGGGATTAACGCCACCGTCACATCCATAAAGTCTGTAATTGTGTTCACCATGTAGGGCCACAACCGGATGTGATCAGGATTCGAAGTCACGAAGAAAGCGTTCGGATCATCCGACTCCTCAAATTTTGGGGGTCGTTGGGCAACAGGGGCCAAATATTTGCCACCTGCAGTTAGGGCGATACTAAGGACAGCTATGACCTCTGTATTGTCGTCGCCGTCGTCAATTACAATATCAGTCTCGCCCGCAGTTGCATCAACGTTGTCGATGATCTTTGTCCAGGCAAGGGACTTCTCGAAGAACTCTCGGGCAGCGAGACGAAGTTCACGCATTGCTACCGAGCGAACGATACCGGGCGTCTGTGGAAGCGTGTCCTTAAGTATCTGCTCGAATGTCTCTGTGTATTCGTCATGCGCCATCTTAGACCCCTAGCAACTGTAATCTGAACTGCTGTAGGAGCATTGCTGCCCTACCGTCATCAGTATACTCGTCGTCAAAGATTTCGGCTACGCCAACTACGTAATTCACCAGTGGTTGGTAGAACTGCATCTCAAGGTCGAATGCGGCGGTCCAGATAATCTCACCGGAGCCAGGGCTTTCCTCAACTATTCGGGGGATGGTCAGGTCGCTGTCAGCGTACAGGTCGTAGAAAGCATCGGGCCTTTTCACACTGAGGTCGTGGAGGCCACGATTGAGAACATTAAGGAGAGTGCTGTCAGAGTAACGTTCGGTAGTGGAGTTGGTGTCCTGCAAGACCTCACGTGATTCCGTGATGAGATTACTGTATGTCTTTGCAGCCACGTCACTTCCTCCTAAGGGGAACCCCAGCCGCACCAATGCCGATGCAGCCGGGGTCTGTTCATGGGGTCACGAAGCGTTTTAGCCTTCGTTGCCCTTTGTGACGTGTCCCAGTCCAAGCGCAACGCCGTTAACGACTCGGTAGCCGAAAACTTGCAATCCACGCAAGAGGTTGGAGAACGACCGCTCGGAGCGGAGGGTTTCCAGCTTGGTGAACTGCGCAGCGAAGGTCAATGCGGCAGTGGTGCCGAAAAGAACCGGATACGCGGTGGTCGAAGCAGTTGCCGGAAGCAAGAGGTTCGACAGGTAAAGCGTGAACCTATCGATCATGCCAAGGCGACCGTTACGAAGAATCGACGTGCCGTCACCGGCCAGAGAGGCGTCTTTCAGGTCAGACCGCTTGATACGGGCTGCCAGCCAAGCTGGGATAACCATGAAACGGCTATTCTCGGGGATATTCTGCTCGTCGAGGACTTGGCCGCAGTTGATGATGAAATCAACGATCTTCTCGGCATTGGCGGCAGTGTCACCTGCGAAGGTACCTGCGCCTGCGCCAGAGACGAACTGCGGAGTGGCTGCAACACCGATGTCCAGATCACCGGAGATTGCTCCGGCTGTCAGGCTACGATTGTCAGCGTCAATGTTCGTGCCAGCGCCAGTTATGTCAGAAACGTCAGCGAGAACGTCAGTATCGACAGCGATCGTCATAGCTTCTGAGGCGTCTTCTGCCCAGATAGAAAGCTGGTCGATGTCTGACTGAATCTCCATCACGTCATCCAGAGCGAGGTTGAAATATTTGCCTTTATCGATCGACAAGGATTGCTTGGCGACGGACGGACGGGTGACAGCCAGCTCAACGTCTGCTGTGTAATCGGAGATCGTTACGTCAGGACGGCTACGGATCTGAACCGTATCGCCTTTGTTTTTGATCTCGCCTTCGTAATCGGTGTTAGCGATTGCGCCGAGGACGGTGGCTTCGTAGAACTTCTCTACAAGCTTGCCGCTCCACACTTCCGGGATGAAGACTCCAGCGTATGCGGGGGACGGGGTTGAACCCAACCACGGTGAACCGAGGGGAAAAGCCATATCGTGTGCTCCTAACTAAAGGCTGAAGTTGTACCAGCAATTAGCCAAAGTGGTTATGCAGTTATGCGACCGTCTTTCTGTGCTGCGAACAAATCCTTTTCCAAAGCTATGAACTCGTCTGAGAGTTCCTGGCCCTTCCGATGGACCTCGTTCTTAGCGGCGTAAAAGTCGCTTATCATCTTGCGGGACCATACCCGCTTACCACTTTCGTCTGGAGCGCTTGCCGTCCCGGTTTTCGGCGTTCCGGGGGCCACTAAATCTTCGAGGGCTAGTTGTGGTTCCTCCGGTATTACTGGAGGAGTAACTTCGCCTTCTGGTGCTACGACAGCGTTTTCTGTCTGAAAGCCTTTAAAAATTGCAATAACAACTTCTACGTTATTGCTGTTGAATGCGTTTGTGAGTAATGCACCTCGTGGTACCCCTGCGTAGGGATCATTTTCATTCAGCCATCGCAGAAAAACCTTGTCCTCATTCTGCTCTGTCCATTCGGGCACAGCGGTGGTGAGAGCGTCGAGCAGCTTGTCACGGTTGGACTTTAACTCATCCTTCCGTGTTTTGGAAGCATTTTGTTCACCCACTGCAATGCGGTCGCCCAAGGGTTGCACGCGAGAATCGATCTGAGGGAGAAGCGTTCGCTCTGCGACACGCCCAATCAGATCAACAAGATCAGGGCCAAACTGCCGAATTTCTTCCTCAGTTACTACAGGAAGTTCGACGGCAGTGGGTTCGGCGGGGGCGGCGGGGGTATCGACAGCCTGCATAGAGGCAATCAGGCTTTCTGTGTTGTTAATCCGCTGCCGCAATTCTGTCACTTGCCCCTGGCTGTCTCTGAGATCCCGGCTTAATTTCGGAACCTCCGCATTGTATTTGCCCTGTAGAACTTTGTATTTGTGTT